TAGTGATAACATATATATTGTTGGAACTTGTGATACATAATTATCATATGCTGGATAAAATGGATAGAATAACGAGAATAATTTAGCAGTGCTTCCTAGAGATACATCTGACTGAATTACAAATGGGTCTAATTGTGTATTAATTGTTTGTAAATCTGGTGTTTGACCTATACAATATGAATTATATGCTGTTGCTCGTCCTATAACAGTTTGTGGAACATATACTGATTTAAAAACAGTTCCGGCTCCAGCATTTTGATAACCAAGTCCAACTTGCCATTGTTGAAAAGGAATACCATTTCTTGATAATGGAATACCAGATAACGGTATACGCATACGATTGATTGCTAATTTCCATTTATCAGGATCATGAAAGAATGGTTTTAATAATGTAGTTTCATATTTAGCAACTTGTGTTGAACCACTTTGATTAAAAAATGAAGCATTGAAATATTCCCTTTGTGTATCTACTTCCGATGTAAAGTTTCTACTCATTATATAATATAATAATATATTTAAAATTATATTATAAAATTAATTTAATAAATTTGCAATTGTATTTTTGGTTAAATTTTTTCTATATTCTTCATTTTCAGTATTTTGAAATGGATTATGCAAATAAACATTTAATAATTTTCGTTTATTTCTAACTCTATTAATATGATGAGCTAGAGAACCAGCAACTAATTCATGTGGATATTGTGATAATGGAGTAAAACCTTTACCCTCAGATTTATATTTTTGAATAGCATTAATATGTGATTGTTTTACATTCTTTTTTCCTTCAACATTTAAACCTAAATCTTTAGATACTTGTTGTAAATCTTTTAAATTTAATTCATCTAATAGTTGTTTAGATAAAATACCAGTTTTTGGAATATTTGTAAAAGCGTTATAAGCTCCATTATTTTTAAATTTTTCTTGTCCTCGTACTTGTGCTTGTGCTGCAGGTGCTTGTGCTGGTGCTGATATATCTTCTTGTGTTAAATTTTCTCCTTTAGCTTTCATCGCCAATGCACGTATATGAGTATTATGCATTGCTTTTGCATAAGCAGTGTCATCATCATCATCTGGAGAGTATTCTACTTCTTTTAATCCGAATCGTCTTATATTTTCTTCGTCTCGCGCTGCTAGTTCTGCTAGTGCTTCTTCTCGTTCTTGTTCTTTTTGTGCTGCAGGTGCTTGTGCTGGTGCTGATATATCTTCTTGTGTTAAATTTTCTCCTTTAGCTACCCTCGCCAATGTACGCATATTATTATTGTGTCTTGATTTTGCTAAAACAGTATCATCATCATCATCTGGAGAGATGTCTACTTCTTTTAATCCAAATCGTCTTATATTTTCTGCATTTTCTGCTGCTTTTTCTGCTTGTGCTTCTTCTCGTTCTCGTTCTCTTTTTACTCGTGCTTGTTCTCGTTCTCTTTGTTCTGGTAATGGTGTTTCTTGTGTATAAAATGGTAGTAATAATTGTTTTTCTCCTTTAAGTTTTCGTCTTAATTCTGATACTGTATCTGAATCATTAAATGGAACATTAAATTGATATGCTAAACGTTTAAGATCATTTTCATTCAGAGAATTTAATACTCTACCAGATGGAATTGTTTCAAAAGGTGTTGGAGGATATTGTACATTAAATCTAGGTTCTATTATTTGTGGTCCTTGTAAACCATATCTACTCAAATCTTGCGTAACACCTTGAACAACATCTAAAGCATCTGCTTGTGCTTGGTCTGGTTCTAGTTGGTCATCATCTTGAAATTGTTGTTCTAAAACTGGTTGTATTTGTTTTAATTCTGGATGGACTTCACCAAGTTGTGCGGATGCTACATTTTCAGCAACATTTGTAACTGCTTGTCTAACTTCTGTTTCTTGTTGTTTAACTTTTTGTTCATCAGCATTTGCATCTCTAAACAATACATCAGTTGCTTTTCTTTTATCGTAGTTATAAATTCCCATGAATCTTTCAATTTGACCATTAATTACATCAACTAAATATTGACTTTCTCTAATTGAACCTTCTTCAATTAAAATAGTTATTTGTTGTCCAACATAATTTTCTTGTTCTTGATTATCAAATCTTGTTTGCCCCATTAAATCATAAAATACTTGTTTTACTCTATCCATTGCTTCATCAATTTGAGCACGTCTTTCTTCATATGTTAATTCTGCTACTTGCGGTTTTTTACTACCTTTAGCTTCTTTAACTTCAACTGCTTTTGCTTTTATTGGTTTTTCTGATTCTAATCTTAGAACTTCTAATTTAATTCCTTGTTTTAATCTATCAATAGATTCTTTTGGTTGTTGAGCAAGTTCTTGAAGAAATGCTTTTTGCGATGCTGGGTCTCTTTTAACTTGACTACGTAATGTTTTTAATGCAAAATCTCTTTCTTTTGGAGTTAAATCTTGAAAATCTGGTAATGATTTAAGTAATTGTTCTGGTGTTAACAATCCACTATATAATGTAGTAAGAGTAGATAATGAAGCATTTTGACTTTTTAGTTGATCAAGAATTTTAACAACAGAATATTCTTCATTTTTTAATTCCTTAATTTCTTGTAATTTAGAAAAATATTTTTCTGGTTCATCTCTTAATAAATTTAATTCTTTTTCTAATTTTTCAAGTTTAAGTTCTCTATTATAAAACTGTTCTATTTGTTCTTGAGAAGCACCTTTTTGTTTTAATTCTGCTAATTTTGAACTAAGTTTTCCAAGCTTAATCTGTTCATCAAATGCTTTCTTACCACTTTTTCTTTTAGCTTCAGAAATTGCTTGACCAGTTTTAGTTTGTTGTTCATATTGTTTTATTTTTACATCTTTTCCAGCAAGTTTATCAGCTTTTATTCTCTGTTTTATTTGTTCAATGTCATTAACAGTATCAATTGGTCTTTTTCTATAAGTGCTTCTTTCAGCACCTCGTAATAGTAATTCACCGTAATTCATAATATATAATATTATATTATAAAATAAAAATAATTTTATTTATTTAAGCATTTTTATTAAAACCGTATCCTTTGGCTAAAACATTTAATCTAGAAGCAAGTGTTGTAATACCATTAAATAAATTTTTAGATGTTGGTGATAAATCTCTATCTAATCCACTTGTGTCTTGTTGAACAAATTTACCAACATCTGGATTTGCTTTTATTAATTCTGGTTGAGCATTTAAAATTGACATAATAAACCTTTGACAATTATTTTTAACAGCATCATATGTAAACCAATCATTACCCATATATGCTTGTCCAGCGTCTAACATTTGTTTAAAAGTTACATTGAAATTAGGTGGAATAGTTAGTTCAAATTTTTGTGTATCTGGTTTTATAGTTGGATATTCATGTAAATTTATAACTTCATTTTTTTCAACTAAAACAGGAATTCCACCATCTAATGTGACAACCATAAATAAATGATATAATTCATCAATTGAATATTTATCTTTAATGTTATTAAAATTTCCTAATGTTATTGTATTTACTAATCCATTAACTTTTTTATCTAAAGGTTCACGATAAGCACAAATACCTATAACTTTTTTATCTCCATATTTTTGAATTAAATCTCGTTCATCTGGTGGATAATTATCACGACCCATAATAACACCTTGAACTCTTCCAGTAATGCCAGAAACAACTGATTTTGTTTTTTGTGCAATTGTATTATATGCTTTTTTAAGAAAATCAGCAAGTCCAGCACCTTCAAGATCATCAGGATTAACATTAACAAAATCACCACCTAATTCACCCTTAGAATGCATGTATAGAACTTTCATCTGTTTTTTAGCATTAGTTAAAGGAATTGGTTTATTTGAATATCGTTTACCGGTATCTTTATTCTCAACATAATAACCACGACCAGATTTGACAATATGATAAGGCATAATCTATATAATATATAAATAAAAAAATAGAGATAAAATTTAATTAAAAAAGTCTTTTTCTTAATGTATATTCTTCACCATCACTATCAATAAAATAATTTAGTTCTTGTTCTTGTTCTTGTTCTTGTTCTTGTTCTTGTTCTTGTTCTTGTTCTCTTTTTATTTCTTCTGTAATACTTTGTTCCCAATTTTGATGACAATTACCTTTTTTATGTAAACTATAATGACTTTGGGTGTATAATTTACCATTACAAGGACAAACTGATCTTTCCATTTTATTATATAATATATATAGAAAATATTTTTTTAAGTAGGTTTAAAAATTTTTAGTTTTTTATAATAAAATTATTTTAGTATATTTTACATGTTTCAAAAAATATAAGTTGTAAAATATTAATATACAAGTATTATATATAGATGTTATCATTTAAATCAGGTCAGCAAATAGCAGAGGTAGAATTTAAAAATAAGAAGATGAAGCCAAAAACGTTATATGTAAAAGATGATGAAGGTGAAAAATCTGATATAACTGGGTTAGATAAAAGCGAGATACTACCTAAATCATTCTATACTGGATTAAAAAACGTTGGAACTACTCAAATTGCAATATTAAAGAAAGCAATCAAAGAAAGTAAAGTTGGTTATTTAGCAAATAATTTAAATTTAAAATTAGCATATGAGGAAGCACAAAAACTATTAAAAGATTTAGAAAGAAAGAATTATATTATTCCTAGATCAGAAGGACAAATTAATCCTGTACCATTACAAGAATCAAGTCGAATGGGTGTATTTGGTCCAGCTGGAGTTGGAAAATCAACATTCATATCTAAATGGTTAAAGACATACAAACAAAAATATCCAAAAAACAAGATATATATATTTAGTCCAAAATTAGATGATCCGGCATTTAAGGGTATTAAAGATTTACATTATGTTAAATTAGATGATACAATTTTATCTTCTCCATTAGATGTATCTGAGTTCCCAAATTCAGTCTGTATCTTTGACGATATTGAATCTATTACAGATAGAGCACTTAATAATGCTGTAAGAATATTTCGAGACCAATGTTATGAAATAGGTAGAGCACCAACTAATATTACAACAATTGCAGTTCATCATGTTATTCTTGGTAATCAAGCTACTAAGATCATTCTAAACGAATCAGAAGAAGTTGTATTATTTCCTAAATCTAACTTTTCAGCTGTATCTAATTTATGTCGTAGATATTATGGTTTTGGTAGAGATGATTTAAATTATCTTAAAGATGTTCCAAGTAGATGGGTTGTAATAAAACGCTCGTATCCAACTTGTATTATATCAGAAAATGCAGTTAAAGTATTATAAAAATATAATATAATTATATAATGGAATGTTCTTGTCAATGTTGGAAACACAAACAACTTACTATAAAATGTCATAAATGTGATGGTAATTTATCATATACAAGAATACAAATAATAAATGAAGAAGATGAAAATAAAATAAAATTAGAAAAATTAAGAAAAGAATTACGAGAAAAACAAATTGATATAACTTGTCTTAAAATGGAAATTCGAGAATTAGAAAATATGTAGTTTATTTTTTAATGCAATTTTTTATTATTTCTTTTTCTACTTGATTATCTCGTAATGTTATAAAAGTTAATATTGTAACTAAATAATCAGGTGAATCTTCTTGACCCATCATAAGTTTCTTATATTCATCTATTTTTAAATATGAAAATCTAACTCTAATTGAACTATGTTTACCACATGTATTAATTCCATCTTTTAATTCTTGAAATCTATACGGATTATACATAGTTATTATTCCTTGTTGTTTTGCTGTATCCATTAATTGACCAATAATATTATATTGTGTCCATTTTGTATCTTCTGAATATTTTAATTCTTGATTCCAACTAAAACCATATGGATCAAACCATTCTAATGTATTAATATCTTCGTGAAATAGTAAAGCACACCAATGACCATTTTCTGAACTTTTAACGGGAAATAAAACAATACATTTATTATATTCACCTAATATTTCTTGTAATGAATTAAAATTTAATAAATCTTTATATAAATGAACTGGACATTTGCCATTTGTTGTTATTTGTATGTCTGAACCAGTTAAATCTTGACTATAAATCTTTTTTATTACTCTATCCATTTATATATTATAATCATATATTTTAAATCTCTAATTATAATATATAATATGAGTTTATCAATAGTTAATTCAACAAATGTTCCTCTATTGGAAGATGAAGTCTTTACGGGTTCTAATTATGATAATATCCTTGATTTTGCACAAATTACCATATCTATTAAATGTGATACTGGTTATATTTTAACATATATTTATTCACAAAATAAAGTAGATATTGATTATCAAACTTCACAAACAATAACAGTTCAAGCAGATACGCAATTTTATAATGTGACTGTAAAAGATAGATATTTTAAATTACAAATAACTGCTAATGATGGTGACATGACTGTTCTAAATGTTCAAACAATTTATAAAACATCTACTACATATGCTGTATCAAGCGGTCCCGGATCTAATGTTACTATTATTGATCCAGTTGATGTAAATGGATATGTTCAAGTAACTGTACCCGATGGTGTC